ATATTCATCCCGAAGGGTGTCCTGCTGAGTTTTCATGCGCTCGATGTGTAAATCCCCTTCATACTTACCTCGTGCCAAGGCTTTTAAAGCCTCTTCCTTATTGCCGTTGTATTTAGCGGCATCGTATTTCCCACCCGGTCCGAGTAGTACTTCGAGATAGTCTTGATTAGGGTCAATCTGAATCTGGTCATTCTGATTAGTATTGTCTAAGATATTCATTTGCTCTCTTGGTCTAGAACTAAATTCTTTATTGATTGTATTGCTGTGAGATAACCATTTCGATGTGCCTGAAGATAAGCCCAGTTGGGATTATCGTAGGCTTTCTGGGTTCTCTCTGAAAATTGAATGTCTCGTTCTTTTACTTCGAGAAGTTCAACTAACCGATCTAATACAGTTCTTGCGCTGCTAAGAGATCGTTTGAAGTGCTCTTTCTCTTCCTCGGTCTTGAGGTTCTGAGTCCAAGCTGGATACATTATTGTGGTCCTTGAGGCTGGAGTACGCGTTGTGCAGGGTTAGGTTGAAGATCGAAATCTTGTCCCATACCTGATGCAGTTTGAGTAGCTTGAGCGACTTGTTCTTGCGAGGCTTGGGCCATACGCTGGCCTTCGCTTTGTTCGATCAAACCAACCCAAGGAGGCATGATTACTCCATCTTCTTCGACGTTAAAGGCTTTAGCGAATAGCTGAGCCATCTTAATCATCGAGATGTGCGGTTTGATGTCTTGGTAAATCGGCGACTGGCTAAGGCTTGTAAGGTTCTGAATAAGTTCGGCTTGTTCAGCAAAGTGCCTTGCCGCAACTGGCCTGATTCTACCAATGCCTGTAATATCTTCGACTGTGAGGGACTTGAAGCTAGCTGCTTTGAGTTCGTCATCGAAGACCTTGATTGTGGTAACACCAGAGAGATTCCTTCGTGCTAGTTCAAGCATAGCGTTCAGAAGACGCTCTTCGATTTGTTCCTCGAACTGTTTGATCTTATTCTGGAAGATACGAGAAGCAGCATTCTCTAGACGCTGGACTTCATACTTCGTTTTCTCACCGGGAGAACGGAAGCCCATGGCTTCCTTCGGTGCCCCAGCTATTTCTTCCATCATGTTCATGTAGAACTGAATAGCAGTATCGCTTTGGAGTATCTGTACCTGCGGTTGTAGAAGCTCTACAGAGCCTTCTTCGCTAGACCGTATGATTTCACCGGGCTGCCAATTAAACTCTTCTACGAAGCCCTTGACATTAACAACAGGGAAAGTAACTAAATCCCAGACGTCGGCCTTAAGATTTTCAATATGATCAATACGGTATTGCATACCGACGAGGTTATCAAGAGGACCCATACCCCAGAGGTTATCTTGCTTGATACGCCATGCCGCATGGAATATAGGAGGATATCCATAGAAAGAAGGATTAGGCTTGCTACCCAGCAGCTTATGCCGATCAACCACAGTAAAGACATAATTTTTGTACAGCTTATCTTCATTGACGTCATACAGGTCTCCGTAGAAAGTTAAGATTTCTACTGAGTTAGAAGACAGGTATTGCTGGAAAGACGTGAATCCGTCTACCTGATAAAGATTATCTCGCTGGACCCATTCGCCTGAGAACTCACGAGCTTGTGCTCGGATGTCTTGGAAGTATTTCCATAGGGCTTTCATCTCAGCTTCGTTCTCAATCGTAGACATACGATTAAGCATTTCTTTGAGTTCACCTAAGCCTATGACTGATCTAACAATCTTAGGAGTAGACTCGAAGTTAGAAGCCGTAGGGTTCATCACGACGTCTAGTGGAGAAATACGTTTCAAAGCAGGACCTACGTAGCCAGCTTGCATGGCTTCAGTTGGTTGTTCTACGCGTTGGTCAACCCATTCAACGGAAACGAAGCAATTACCGTAGTCGATATAATCTGAGACTACCTTATTCATTTCACCCTTGAAGGATGGTTGAGACATAACCCACTGCATATAGTTGGTTATTGCGTCCCGCTTATTCTTAGAGTCGCTGTCTTTCTCGTTGGCTTCCCATTCAACAGGAACACTATTGGGGAACATCGTAGCAGTGTAGTTAGCTAAGAGGTTATCTCTTATCTGACACAGCTTTGGAATAGTTGTTCTATTCTTCCAAGGATTAGAAGCGTTAGAGGTTTGCGATGTATTAGTAGCATAGACGTATCTGCGGATTTCTTCCCAATCGTCTAGCTTGTTCTGACGGAGCATATTCCAAGTAATCCAGTCGTTGCTAATCTGAGTAGCAATACGATCTGGAGAAACTACGTCTCGTACTTCTGTGACCCTATGGTCCATTAGGCAACACCGCCCCACTTACTATGAAATTGTAACACTGGTTTATTTTCTCTGTTTCTTGTAAAACTATTTACAGGAGCGTAGCCGTCTGCGAAATCAATGGCAGAAGCAAGAGCGTCCTTGACGTCATCGTGGGCTGGATTAGAGAAGATTAATTCTTCTTCTAAGGTCTGGATGTGTCCGCCGCTGTAATGGAATATCTGACCGTTGGCATACTTGGGCTCTAGGATGTTTAGAATACGTTCTTCTTTAGAACCCTGAGTTCGGTTAGGTCTGAACTCATCGACAGTCAATCCAAGTCCGAGTTGTCTGATGTAGTTGTCTTTGAGGTCATTAACTAGAACAACCTGAGCGACACTTACTTCGGCACGTATTCTTCGGAAGCCCCATTTCTCATGCATCTTTAGGATGTGATCGAAGTACACCGATGGTTGTGCGGTCTTAAACCTATCTATGTCTAGGACGTAATAGTTCCGATTTGCATCTACACCTACGACAACTATACAAGACGAATCGGCTTTCTTAGAAAGCGAGTACGCGAAGTCTACAGCAGCGACAACGTTAAGCCTGTTGCCTTTGAAGGACCAATGCCCGTCACGCCGTGATAACCAGTTGTTATCGTAGTATTGGAATAAGCTACGGCGAATAGGAGAAGAATCAACGTCATGAGGGTCGTTGTAATACTGAGCCCTAAAATGTATTTTGTTAAGGTACTGCGCACGTTTTTGGGCAAGTATCTTTTCGTCGAAGCCAAACCACTTTCCATCAGAGCGTTGTTGACGAGGCCATAGAAATTGGCCAGTTCCATCGCCTGCTGTTTCAACTGGGTATTCTTTGACTTCAAAGAGTTGGTCTGTCTTAGCGACATTTCCAAACTCATCAAACGCTTCAACTTCCATCTCCAAGAGTGTCGAGTATAAATCCTTAGGATGGTATCTCGTACCTACGACCCATTCTCTTGCATTAACTGTTTCGATGGAAGATAAATATCCGTATTGCTCCCGGACTTTCTCTCTGCCGTCTTCTAGGTACGCATTAGCTTGAACAACAACGTCATCTAGAACCGCGATATCACAATGAAGGCCAACAATGTTGCTAGTAAGACCCGCAGTAAAAATACTTGGGTCGCGGATAGCTTCTTGCCGTCTTTTCGGGTGATCAAGGGAAATTTCCCGCTCAGTCCATTTCTCCCTCTTGGCTTCTTCTGGATGAACCATATCCGGCCAATAGAGACGGTAGGTATCACAGGTCAAGATGTCTTTAATGAATTTCAACTGCTTGGTAGCAAGATTACTTGTAGACGAAATGTAAAGAACACGAAGTGTCGGGTCTACGGTAAGCGCATGAGCCACACGGTATGCAACCATTGCGGATTTCATGTGGTCTCGTGGTAACAAGACAAGCTGATGAGTCTTTGCCTTGCTAGATTCCCACCATCGTATTAATTCTCGATGGATGTTTCCTAAGACTCTGTTAGGATGGACTAGCTTAATAAATTCTTCTAATGAGGATTCAGCAAGGATACGTCGGTCTTCTCTTTGCTGATTTACTTCTTGGACTTTCTTTTTCAACTATACGACAAGGCCTTTGCCATATGCCATCTCATCTACTCGCTTCTCAAGCATATTGATCCGCTGGTCTTGGACTGCTACTTGGGTTAGGACTTTCCCTAATTGCGCAAAGGCTTCGGTCAAAGCCCTGTGACTTTCTTGGAGATAATGGATGTCATGCTTGACAATTGATATGTCTCCCTTCATGTTATAAATCACGGTAATTACCGAGCTTATAACAGCTATGATGGTGAAGATATTACCAATTGATATCGTATAATCGATATGCACGGATTAATAACCCTTAACCTTCTTTAGGTTAGGGTTTTTCTTTTTAGCGGCAGGAGAAGCTTTCCTAGAAGCGGAAGCCAGTATTGCACCGGCTCGCTTCTTGGAAACACCTTCTTTCTTAGCTATCTTAGATTGGACAGCCGAAAAAGACATTACTGGGCCGGAGGCGTATCAGTTGCAGGAGCCGGAGGCGTAACGCTATTCTGAAGCTGAGTATTCAGAGCTTTCAGATTGGAAACAGCTTGTTCCACAGCAGCGTCGTTGTTAGAAGCACGAGCAGACTCTAGAGCGCTAACCTCATTGGTGATCGAAGTAGTAAGATCAGAAATAGCTGCGTTGAGATCGTCAATCGAGGACATGATTTGGTTTTCCTTAAGTATAATTTGTTTTAGAAGGAAGATGATTGTATCATCTAAACGAATGGTATGGTTGATGTTCATTCAGGCATCTGTGAGAATGCAAGGCTAGTTATGCTTAGAGGAACGACATACTGCATCGCTACGAAAAGACAAACTAAAGCTGCTACGCCAGTTAGAACAGAAGCAGCGAGTTTAACGAAATGCCATACTTGGGTCATTGAGTTTCCTTTGCTTTGATCTTCTCAGGGTCTTGCGAATCAAGGATTGCTTGGTATTCCTTAGAAGATATCTTATTGATTAAGCTACTTAGACGTTCACCGTTCAGTCTAGTAAACTCCTTGTGCTCACTGTCTTCCAGAGTTAACTCGAAAAGAGGTACATGCTCAAGATTACCATCTGGATAAGCTACAGTGAAGAGTTGACTTGGGTCTTCTCCTCCAGTTACGCCTAGAATAGTTACTTTTCTGTTTCTTAGTAAAGCCATTGTCTTTCCGAAAAT